TTTTGAAAACATTATTTTTAATTTATCAAAAAAAGTTAATTTTTTTGGTTCTTTTACTGTTACTTCTTTTAAAATTTCTTCACCCAATCCTTTTTCTAGAATTTCACGTACAAAATTTTCTTTTTTAATTTCTGTGGCTACAACGTCTTGTAACATTTTACGTTCTTCCGATTTTACTAAAATTTTATCCATATAAAAGTTTATTTAATTTTATTTTTAAGGTTTCTCTTAAATATAGTATAGGTTTAACATATTGAAAAGTCTCTTCCCATTGTGGATGTATTGGTGATGGTAAATTACTCTCATTAAACCAACCATAATCATCGTTTTCATCTAATTTTAAATTAGGGATGCCAAATTCGTTATCAACATAACCAACCATAATATGATGTGGTTTTTCTGTTTCACCAACTTTTTTGATGTCGTGTATCGTTGCTGGGTCTACGCCTATTTCTTCTTGAATTTCCCTTTTGATGGATTCCATTGGTTTTTCACCTTTTTCCATCTTACCTGTTAATGTTGACCAAACAATTGGTGGTTTGGCTCTGTGTAGTAATAAAAAGTTATTTGTACTTCTCGCGATTATAATAATACCTACTGATTCCATATGTTATAAATATATACAATAAATATCAAATAAAAAACCCCACAATAAAGTGGGGTTTTTTATTTTAAAATTACTTATTAAAATGTGTTCTTAAACAATGTCCTGACCAAGCAACAACACTGAATAAAATTGGTGCCATAACTCCAACACCACCCATAAGTGATAAGTGGATTGCTACAGCTCCTGACATCACCATTGAAATTAAAATAGCTCCATAAAGTGATGTTTTAGGGTAAACTAATAAACCAACACCAATAACTTCCATAACACCAATAAGTGCCATATAAGGAAGAAGTGACATTGAAGTAAAATTAGCTACCACTTCTGGACTAGCAATAATTTTTGATGTTCCAGACATAAGTAACATAATAGAAATTAGGGTGGTCAATAACCAACCTAAATTTTTGATTGTAAGATGTTTTTTCATTGTTAAATAATAACCATTTATATGTTATTTGTAAAGGAAATAATTAACGTCTTTCTATCGCTTCTTGGAATGAATGTACTAACCAAACAGCTCCAGAGGTTAAACAACCGTCTAAAAAAACACTGATTAAACCTTTTGGTATTGTGAATATATTAAAAAAGTTAATACCTTCCGTTACAATACCGTAAGCCTCTGATGGTGACCATATTAAGGCTGAACCAAAGAAACCTATCCATGTTGGTAAACAAATCATACAACCAAACATCATACCCCAAAATTTAGGGCTTACTTCTTCCCAAAAATCACGCCACTTTTTAAAGATGGAACCAAAAATAATAATGTTAGAGATTCCGTAGGCGATTAAAATAAATAGTGCTAATTTCATAGTTTATAATTTTTAAAATATTTATATTTGTACTCTAAGTATAAAAGATATTATGGATAAAATAAAGATTTCTGTGTTTGATTTTGATGGTACTTTAGTGGATACCCCTATTGCGTCACCAAAAAATAAAGAAAAATGGGCTGAACATTACGGTAAACCTTGGCCATACCTTGGTTGGTGGGGTCGTGATGAGTCCTTAGATACTGAAGTATGGGAAATGAATCCTGTTACTGAAGTTTATGATGCCTACCAAATTGAATCTAAAAACCCACAAACTGTTATGGTATTACTAACAGGTAGGTTACAAAAGCAGGCTGATTTGGTTAAGATAATCACTGATTCTATTGGTTATAAATTTGACCGTTACTTATTTAACAATAAAGGTGGTACTTTACAAAATAAAATTAACCATTTAAATAACTTATTAAAGATATACCCTACTGTAAGACAAATAGAATTATGGGATGATAGGTTAGAACATTTTGAAGAATTTGAGTCTTGGGGTAAATCTTTAAAGGAATCAGGGAGAATTGATTCTTTTTATTTAAATAAGATTAAGTCAGACCAATGGGATAAGTTTGTAGAATAAAAAAAACCCTCATAAGAGGGTTTTTTTTATATATCTAATAATTTCTTTTCTTTTACAATTTCATAAAAACTTTTACTCTTTATGGAAATTACATCAAAAGATTTTAAAATTTCTTTGTCTTTCAATACTGTAAACCAATTGTTTATCTTATCCCCTGCCTGTTCTTCATCTAAGGCATGAAACTCTTTTACACCAGTAATCTCTTTATCTATAACAAATCCTTCAACAATGTTGTTTTGGCAGTTTTCTGTTAAAGTATAATCGTACTCAACAGTATAAAAAGTTAATTCATTTAAAGAATTAACTTTGTTCTTGAAATTTACAGTTTCATTAAATTTTTTCGGTAGTGACATTTGTTTTTGGACTTTCAACTTCTTTTATTGTTGGTTCTAGTTTTTTTACTTTTAATGTAACATCCATTTCGGAACTAAATTTTAACCCTTTTAATTCGTCCAAAGATTTGTCCTCAAACATTCTTTTTAATTCTTCTACTTTTGAACGAAGAAGTGCTTGTTTTTGTTCATTTTCAATATTTGTATTTACAACAACTTCAAGAGCGTCAATTAATTCATCTATTGTTTTTTCTTCTGAAAATAACAAGTAGTTTGTATAACCTTTATTATCATCAGAATCTTTACCCTGTTTTATACCAATTTTTTCATCCTCACCTATTATGGAATCTATTTTCCAACTAGATTTTAAAATGGATTCTACCATAGTATAATTACCAGCTAATTTAACACCTTTTAAATAAGGTTGTAATTCGTAAAAACGTTCTTGTATCATTATATTAATTTGTGTTTATCTAATTTTTGATTTGCCATAGTTAATGGTGTGAAAGGTTCTAAAACTGTAGTTAAAAGAAACTCTATACATGTGATTATTTGGAAATCCCTCAACATTTAGTTCGTAATAACCAGCACCCTTACACTTACATTTTGGTCTGACCTCATTAACCACTGTGGCAACTTGGCCTTCATATATAACTTTATCCCCTATATTCATAGTTTAATCCCTGTAAAAATTGTTGTTAAAATGTAAGCTACTGAAATACCCAAAAATATAAGCTCTCGTTTTGAAAGCTCATATTTGTTAGGGACATCCTCATTCCTTAATACCATAAAAATATTCCAAATGTGTCTTACTAAGTTAAGTATAGACATAAAAAATATTAATACCAATATTTTATCTAAAAGTGATGCTATTAAAAGCTGTAAGATCATTAAGCTGCTTTTTGTTTTTTAGAATCACTGATTTCAGTTCTGATATCTTTTGCTAAATTTCTAATTTCTTGAAGAGATTTTCTAGCACGAGTACCAGCTGCTTTATTTCCTTTTTCTGTAAATCTTGCGTAATCCGATTCGAATTCAGACATGAATTCTTTTAATTTGTTTAAACTGTTTTGTTCCATTTTTTTAATTATTTATTTATTTATTATTATTTCCATCTTCAGGATTTGACGGTAATGTCAATTGTGAGACAATACTTTCCCAAGATTGGGTGTTAGTAACAATATCCTTCAAGTTACTCACTTGATTCATAATTTTATCACTAAGTTCTTTTATTGTTAATTCTGCTGGTGGGTTATTAATAAGCTTTTCTAACTCCATCTCAATCTCTATTTTTTCAGAGACGTACTTTGTACTAATAAGATCTAAAATTCTTCTATCCATAAAACATTTATTTTATTAAAAACTAAGGCTTTTACACCAAAAACTAAATACTAATTGGATAAAGATTTATCAAAAATTTTGTATAAATCTATAAAGGCCTCCAATTCAGACCTTGTTTTGGTTGTTGAGTAAGTAAATATGTCTTGCCAAAACTCTAACAACTTATTTACATTTTTTTCTGATTTGTCAATTTCATTGTAGAAAGACTCTAAAAAAAGAACTGAAAAATAACTGTGTAAACTATCACTATTGATTGTAATCTTTTCTTTCTTAAATGAATCTACTGTTTTCTTCCAACACCATTCAAAATGTTCTTTTATCGAAATATCTGACATAATTTCATCACCTAAATAAGTGGTGGTAACCAAATCAAATAAAGAATGTGTAAAATCTAAATATAAATTAGATCTTTCAGGAATAATATTATTAATCCTGTACATAAGTAAAATATCATCTTTTTCCATCGGTCTTGAAATGTATTCTATGAAATCGATTGTATGTGCTTTCCCTTTCATGTATAATATATAAAACAATAATTTATAAATTAAATAATATGTTAGTTTAATTTATAAATATGTGGTTGCATAAAAAACCCCTTTTTTAAAGGGGTTTTAAATTTTAAGATTTTTTCATATTTTTTTCTACCGCTGAACCTCTTTTTTTCTCATAAGGATTAATATCTTTATCCTTATTTAAATCAGCTTTTTCAGGGTTTTCTAAACCACTTTCTTCATAATCCATGTAATCTTCATCTACATTTGAATCATCAAATTTTGTTTTATTAGGTATAGATGTTGGGTGTGCCTCATGACCTAACTTCGTACCGTGTTCATTAGGGACAAACCCTTTTCCGTACTGATGTGTACCAACATGTTTTTTTGTTTCACTATCAACAACGTTTCTAACTGGTGGTGTTGAATTGTCTTCTTTCACCAACTTTAATAATCTTTTGAATGCATCTTCACCAGATTCAGTAATGTTTTTCTTTGTTGAAATAGAGTCACTTGTTTTGAATCCCCAAAGATATTTCATTTTTTGAATATCTTCATTAACAGCTTGTTTATTTCTAAAGTTTGTGATAGTAGCCTCACCTGTTTTAGTGTCACCTTCCCAAATTAATTTGTAAGTATTTTCACCGTCAGTTATAGCGAATGTTGTTTCATCAATTTTAACTCTTGATGGTATTTTATCGACTAGTTTTAAAACTTGTGATTCTGAAACTAATTTACCGTTTGCTTTAAAGATGTTTTTAGAATCTACACCTTCATAATTTACATTTTCTCCCATTTTTTCAGGTTGTTTAGATGTTTGTGCTTTCACAGGTCTTGTGTTCTGTGCGTCTTTTTTATATTTTAATTCGTTAGTATCTTTTGCATTCTTTTTCATTTTTTCGTAAGTGGCATCCTTACCGTTAAGTTTTTCAAGTCTATCTTTATAAACTTTTTTGGTTGCCTCTGATCCACCTTTTTCAGCTGCTAAATCAGCAGTAACTTCAGTACCACTAACACCAACATCATAACCTGTTGTTTCAAGTCTTTCGTTTTTACCGTCAGTATTTGTAGGTACTTTTGGTGCTACAAATTTTTCAGAATCGTTTGGTGCTTGGTAATCTTTGATTTTTTTAGCAACTTCTTTGTAATAAGCTTGTGCGTCTTTACCACCTTCATTGTTAACTTTGTCAACAATAGTAGTTCCAGGTACTTTAGGATTTGTAAATGTACCACCTGTATTCTTTTTTAATTGACCAGCAGTACCAAATTGTCCTTTTTCAGCATCAGATAAGTTATCACTTTTTTGTTTAACACCAAAAGCAACCTCCATATCTTCAAACCCTTTGGTTTCAAGTAAATTTTTTATATTTTCTTGTATGATTTTAGTAAATTTTGACATGTTTCTTTTTTATTATAAATATCTAATTTAGGTTAAAAATTTAATAAACTATTTTTAACTGTTTTATAAACTTCATCAAATGTCTTACCAGTTTCTTTGGATATTTCATGAATGTTCTTAATTGTCTCATCACTTATTATAAGTGGTTTGTCTATTGCCCCTTGTGAGCAATATGGGAATTTTTTACATTTATCTTTTATTTTAACGTATTTACCACCTTTAGTAAATTTTACATTATTATCTTCAGATATTGGGTTTAGTATTCCTTCGTTGTTATCTTTTTGTATTATAGTACCACCTTTCCAAATAGGTCTTTTAACCATCTTCCATTCACCTTTTTTAGCTGCGAAAGCTGGACCAACTGGAGGGCCGTTAACACCCCAAACAGAACCAAATGATGTTTCTTCATCGATTTCTTCTTCTTTAATTTTTTCTTTTGCTTTAGCTTTTTTAGGTGTTAATTTAGGTATTTTAAATTTTAACATTGGTTTGTCGTTTACAGTTGGTTGGTTCTTATCGTCCTTACCAATTTTTTTAACCTTATCTTTATGGTTTTTAAACTTACCTGTTAAAATATCATCACCTTTTTCTAAATCTACTTTAATACCTTTTTTAGATTCATCAATACGTGTTTTAACCATTCTTAAAACATCTTCTTTTTTGATGGATTTATTGATTGACTTAACACCTTTTTTACTTTGTGTTTTATCCCATTCTTTAGATACGTCTAACTTTTCGTCATTCCAAGTTGTACTTATTTTAGCTAAAGGTTCAACAATTTCACCATTTTCATAAAAAGCGTCATCATTAAAATTCCAACCATCACCATTTTTATCTGATGCCCAAGCATCATGTCTAGTGTCTTCGTGGTCTTTTCTTACAATATTACCATCAACTTTATAATGTGTCATCGTTACTTCTTTAACGATTTTTTTCTTTTTAACTAAAGGACCTGGTTTAGCAACATCTTTAGATGTTAAAGGTCCTTCACCCCAAGTCGGTTTACCACTACCAGTTATTGGTGGCGTAATTCCAACTCCTGGACCGACTGAATAAGTGTTTGTACCACCCATGGCACCGCCACCCATAACAGCTCCAACACCTTCTTCTGTCTTAATGTTTTTCTTTTTTAAATTTTTTACAGATTCTTTTTGTTTATTTTCGAATTTCTTACCAAACTCAATTTCTGTTGTTTCAGTTTTTACACTCTTTATATTAGCTTTTTTAAAACTACTACTTACCTGACCTGTTTTAATACCAGCAGAAGAAATACCACTTTTAGTGGTAGATGAAAGTTTTGTTGTAGAACCTTCATTTAAATCATAATTTAAATTATCAAACACATTTTCTAGAGCTGGTTCTAATATATACTCATCAAGAGTTACCCATTCGTTTTTTTCATTTTTAACAAACGGTACAACACCTAAAGTTCTACCGTTATCCCAATTAACATGGATAACACCCATACCGTCTACAAAACGTATAGTACCTTCTTCACCTTTTTTAATTGGGTTGGGATCATCTTTCATAGATACCATCCTAATTCTCATACCTTCTTTCGCGTTTGGGTCTTTCATTAGATATTTTCTATATTATTACTCCAAAAGTTCTTTCTTTGCCAAAGAACCTTATACAGGTTGATTAGAACATCCTTAGTGATAGAAGCCACCTCTTTTTTTGTTGGTTTATCCTTTTTTAAGTTTTTAACAACAAGTTCTTGCACCTTTTTTTCCAAATCGGTACTAGATAAGTGTTTTTTAATTAACTTATCAAATTCATCACGAGCTAACTTTTTAATTTTAGTCTCATCTGATTTGTTAAGTTCTTCTTTAAGGATATTTTTGATTTGGCTCCTATCCATTATGGATTACTTAATTTTTTTAAATCTTTCGTTTAAAGATTCTCTTCTAATTTGTCTTGATTCGTTAATTTTTTGTTCAGATTTAACTTTTTTAACGATGTTTTCTAATAGAGTTACAAACTCTTCTTCGGTATACCTTAATACTCTCTTGGCCATTTTGAGGTTGATTAAATTTTGTTGTTATTATTAATAATGATAGTGTAGATACACTTTTTTAATAAATATCACTATAGCATAAAAAAACCATCAGAGTATGATGGTTTTTATTAAAACTGTTTTATTTAATCACGATTCGTCTACCAATAATTTCGGTAATAACTAAACCCATTAAATCATTTATTTCTTCGTATTCATTAAGTAGTTTACCTTCAACACTAACTTGTGGTACATAATCTTTACCACCACTAGTTTCTTTTAACCATTCCCACATTTTTTCATTATTTTCCATTTCAACATTTTCATATTTAATGTTAAGATGTTCCATTTTACCTTTTAATTCTTTACACGCTGGACAGTGTTCCATTGTATAAAGTATAATTTTTTTGTCGTCATTATTTCTAATGTCTTCCAATAATTTTTGAATTTGTTGACTCATTACTTATTTTTTTTAAATGTTTGAAATTTATAATAATAATTAACACCTATTTCTTGGTTTGTATTAACATTTAATAAAATATTGTGTTTATCATATAAGTTAACACCAGCACCAACACCGATAGTACTATTACCGTTAGTTAATGACCTAATATAACCACCACCAACTAAAAACTGAATCTTTCTTGGTGTTAAATCCGAATATTTGTCAGCCGGTAAACTATTAACAGTCATAGAATCTACTTTTAACCAATCAGGCCCAATAAGTCTTGATTTCCATATACCCCTTTTTTCTTCTGTCAATACAACTTGTAACGGTAATTTACCAAACGTCCATTCACCTTTATAATAAGCACTTGTTCTATCAACACTACCAATCCAATTAATAAAAGGATCTTTGTCGTTAGGATATTTTAAAGATAAATCAATTTTATTAGTATCTGTTGGGTTTATGTTTCCTGTACCTTCACTAATTTGTCCTTGTAATGTTACAATTGCGTTAGTTAAACTAAGGATTTTTTCACCTTCTTTTTTAATTACTTTATATAATTCAATATTAGAATCTTTTAACTGACCTTTTAAATCGTTTTCTGTGTTATAATAATTAACCAATTTAGCGTATCTACCATCAGCTTCTTTTGTTAAAGAATCGTTCATGATAATAGACTTTTTTAATGCCTCAACAGCGTCAGCATTACTATTTTTGATGGAACCTATTCTCCACCCTAAAAAAATTATAATAACTATTAAAATTATTAATAGTATTGTATTAAATTTATCTTTCATATTTAAACTGTTTTAAAATAAAGTTCTGATTCAGATTTTCTTCTTTTAACAAGACCAGGTAATGTTTTACCACCACCCTTTGTCCATTTACCAAACTCATCCTTAATAGTTGGATCATTTGGGTTTGTATTAACTTTTTTAAGTAACGTTGAACTTTTAAGGTTTGACGGTCCTAGGTTATAACAAAAAGAAACCAAGGCATCAAACTGATATTGGTTTATGTCATCTCTACAATAAGAATCAACATACTGTTCAAACTTAACTAAAGTGTGTTTTAATAGTTCTACACCTCTTTCTTCTGTGATTGGGGTGTCTGACATTGTTACTTTTTTACTGTTCTCATAAAATGTATTACCATAACCTATTGTCGGTATGTTAGCTGGACATAAATAAGGTTTATTACTAAAACCTTCATAGTGTTTAATTAAGTCTAAACAATCTTTACTAGCTTTTACTATTTTCATAATTTAATTTTTAAAACCCCGCTCCTTCTTCTGTTTCAGGTGCTGCAGTACCTTCACCAGCCCCACCTTCTGTTGGTGTTCCTGTTAATCTAGCACCCCACTCATCTGACCACACATCATAGTAACCTTTTAATTTTTTAAAAGTTTCTATAACTTCATTTGTTAGTTGTAACATATCCTCATTTTCGATAGAAATATAACAACCGTTGTTTTCACTTAATGAATAAACCCATCTAACTTTTTCACGAATAAGTTCACCAGACCATTCAACATTTTGTTGATATACTTTTATCTTTTCAAACTTAACTAATTTAGATATTGTATCTTTAAATTTGTTCTCCTCTTCTCTTTGTTCGTCAGGGGTTACTTCTTGAAAGTCATTCTCCTCTTCTTTCAATAGCATTTTTGTTGAATAAGATTCGTTTATTCTTTTTCTTTCTTTGTTATCAAGTACTTTTTTAACATCTTCAAAACTAGTTAAACCTATTTTTGTGTTTTCAGTTTGTAATGTTCTAATTCTACCCAATAGATTACGAATGTCATCTTGTTTTTTCATTTTATATGTTTTTTAATAAGTTAATGTCGAAAGCAGGACTTACATCTGTTGCTTCCTGATAATAATTACTTCTAAAAGTTATACCTTTAAATAGGTCTACATTTTCATCGTAAGTGTTATGTCCTATAAACTCTTTTTTTATGTTATACTCATCTAATAATTTTATTACTAAATTTTTTAAAGATTCTGTTTGTTTCTCAGAGTACTTGTCCCAATATGTGTGATTACGCCAACGTTTCATCAATACATTATCAGTTTCTATCCTATAATTATTACCAATCCAATCAATGTACTTATCAACCATAGAATCTTTTCTAAACCAACCTAAATTTTCTAATACAATAGAAATGGATGCTTTATCTTGGTCTTTGTTTATAAAATTTGAATAGTATTTAGGATCGTAATGTTGATATATATTACCGTTTTTATCTATTGTAAAATTGGCTGTTTTTTTATACTTACCATTTAATCTATAAATCCAACTACCATAATGTGACATACCTTTTTGATGTGTATGTCCAATTATTATTTGTGTTTTATCATAAATTTCTTTATGATAATTACTTTCAGTTAATTTATATGTTTCAGTATCGACCATTAACCCCACTTATCCGTACCATTTATTTTTTTGGTCATGTTTATTTTTAACGCATTTAATACGGATGTTTTTTTAACACTATCATCAACTTCTTTAATTGGTTCTACGACTTCTTCTTCAGCTGGTGTAGTTAATTCCTCAACTACTGGTGTAATTACTTCTTCTACTGGTGTACTTATTTCTTCAGCTTGTGTAGTTACCTCTTCGATTACTGGTGTGTTTATTTTTTCGTCATCAACACCACCATACTTAATAAAGAAATGTAATGAAGCTAAAGAAATAATAGGTAATAAGCCACCTTCTAATAAAGCTAACCATCTTTTTTGTGCTACAACATCAGTAATATCCGAACCTAACCCTTCAAAAATTGGACTTGTCAATTCAACCCAACTTTTAAATTCTTTACTTAAAACATCTGTCTCATTAAAACAAAAAAATATGTTACCAATAAATTGTATTAAAGTTACTATAATGAATACTAACCAAACACCACCTTTAACCTTAACGGATGCTGCCGCAATAGAACTCATGGCAGCTATTTCAATAGCTACAGATAGATAAATTGCCCAGCTAATAGGGTTTGATAAACTATACCAACTCACAACGTGAGAAATAGAGATTATCATTACAAGTACAATTGGTACTAGGAACATACCACGTATAATTCCTTTTTTATTTTTTTTAATCCAATCTAACATTATTTTGTCTCTAAATTTTCAATTTCTTTATCAATTTCCGATTGGCGGTTTACATCCAAAATTTTTCTGTCTGTAGACTGAATCATTCTTTTTTCAACTTTTAAACCTTCAATAGTTATCATTTTTTTCAATTCTTCTTTTGAAACTGTTTTTGTTTTAATAATAGAATCCGTTACTTGTATTTCTGTAGTTAAATCTTTTTGATTTTTTTCAATTTTACCATTAGTCGAACAAGTTTTTAAAAAAATTATTAGAACCAAAAGTAAAACAATTCGATTAGACCATTTGTCTAAAAAAATTACAATATTTTTCATAGTTTAGTTTATATTATAAATATCACGTTATTTAATATGCCATATATAAGTTTTTTTATTAAAAATTAAATATTTATTAGTAATGGAAGTTAAAAGAATAGTATTAGAGCAATTATTGTTAGAAACTAAGATAGCTCAATTAGCAGCAAATATTAAATTTGTGTTGAATGTTAATGACACTTTCCACTCAAATCAACAAAAAACTAGACATTCTGAAAAGGGTATTGTTATAACTGACGAGGAGATAATAGCTGTTTTAGAAAAAGCTAAAAATAAAATAGCTAATTATATTATAACAGATAAAATTAAAGAAAAAATAGATTTTGCTGTTAAAGAATTTAGTGGTAAACAAATTACTTTAGCTGTGGTCCCTAAATATATGACACCTTACCGTTGGGAACTAACAGTTAAGACTGTTTGGAGTGAAAAGGCAGAAGGTATGCCTCTTAGATTGGGACCAACACAATTATTAATAACTGTTTAAAATGACAAACCCCCACAATTGGGGGTTTTTTCATCTTATCTAACGATAAGATAGAGGCTTTATCATACCTTGGATATTCGTCATCCATCCCGCCGAGTTGGGTAGTCTCGGTTCGACCCATTGGTGTAAATACTCTCACCGTTTAACAATACAAATATAAGTATATTTATGTACCCCACCAAATTATTTATACACAAATTCAAATAAGTTTTGACTTTTGTTTCTTAATTTACGAAGAGCTTTCTCTTTAATCTGACGTATACGTTCTTTAGTTAAAGAATAATCCTCACCAATTTCTTCTAGTGTTAACGGTGTTCCTGTTAAACCAAAATAAAGTTCAATTATAGTTCTTTCTCTTGGTGAAAGAATTGATAGTGTTTTTTCTAATTCACCTTTAAGTAAATCTGAAGGTTTTTGAAACGATTCATCAGGACTATCAAAAGAGTTATCAGCAATCATGTCAATTACTTCATCACCATCTTCATTAATAGTAGCGTTTAAAGAAGTACAAAATGGTTGATTTAACATACTCATATCCATTTCACCTTCAATAGGCTTTCTACCGTTTTGTTGTTCAAAAACTGAAATTTCTTTTTTAAGTTTGGAAATGTTATTTGTAACATTAACAGGTAAACGTACAGTTCTTGAATGGTCATTCAATGATTGAATAATTGATTGTTTAACCCACCAAACCGCGTAAGAAATAAATCTGAACCCACGTTCTGGGTCGAATTTTTGTGCGGCTTTAATTAAACCAACATTACCTTCAGCAATTAAATCAGCTAACGGTAATCCTTGATTTTGATACTCTTTAGCAACTGAGATAACAAATCTAAGATTAGATTGTATTAACTTTTCGGCAGCTTTATCATCACCTTCTTTAATTTTTCTCGCAAGAACTACTTCTTCACTAGCCGTTATCATATCTAATTTCCTTACATCTTTAAGGTATTTAGAAATACTTTCTTCCGAAGTGTCAATGAATCTTTTTGTGTTTACTGTTGCCATATAACTTTTTATTTGTTT